TCAGAAGCAAAGTCGCTTCAGTCTCAGCGTCGTAGCATTGGGGTGGAAGGGTCCTCGGTGGAGGAAAAGATTAGCAATACCTCTGATCTACTATCATCGCTTCGATCTAAGGTGTCTCAACTCAACGAGAACAATATTCAAATTGATGGACTCAGACGAGGAATTCAAGAATACCAGTCATCCTTAGATAAAGATGTTAGTGCAGATTTGAATAATGCTAATGATGATCTCAGTAATATGAAATCTGAAAAGAATTCCTTATTGGAAAATAAGATAAATCTATCAGAACAATATAACTACAACGGTGTCATCGGTGAGATGTTAAAGGATACCGGTATTAAAACAAAAATCATCAAGCAGTATCTACCAGCAATTAACAAGCTTGTGAATCAGTATCTACAAATCTTGGATTTCTTTGTACACTTTAATCTAGATGAATCATTCCAAGAGACTATTAGATCACGGCATAGAGACTCATTTGTTTATGACTCTTTTAGTGAAGGTGAGAAACAAAGAATTGATTTGGCTCTTTTATTTACATGGCGACAGATTGCCAAGATGAAAAACTCTGTTGCCACCAATCTGCTAATTCTTGATGAGACATTTGACTCATCATTGGATCACGATGGTGTTGAAAATCTACTAAAGATTCTTTACACGTTGGGTGAGGGTACCAATGTATTTGTTATCTCTCATAAAGGTGAAATTCTTGACGGTAAATTCAAGAGTAAAATTGAGTTTAAGAAAGAAAGAAATTTCAGCAAAATGTGCTAAAATGGTTTACATTAACCTTAAAATGTGTTATAATACAAAAAACAATCCACGGAGTATATTATGGAAATCTCAGAAAACACGATGAGTATCCTGAAAAATTTTTCAGAGATCAACTCAAATATGTTGTTTAAGGAAGGCAATGCCATCCGAACAATGTCAGAAGCTCGAAACGTTTTGGCCACAGCTCATGTTGACCAAGACTTTCCACAACAATTTGGTATCTATGACCTAAAAGAATTTATCGGTGTGCTGTCTTTGGTTGACCAACCTAATCTACAGTTTAATGATGAATCCGTAAGTATCGGCGATGCATCAGGTAGATCAAAAATTCGGTACTTCTTCTCACCCGAAGAAACATTGACAACTCCACAAAAAGATATTAACATGCCTGAGTGTGAGGTTAAGTTCACACTTGATACAGATACCTTAAATAAACTCAAAGGTGCTGCCTCAACACTTGGTCATGATGAAGTATCAATTACACCAGGCGAAGGTGTATTGACACTCAGTGTCCTTGATAAGGATAATTCAACATCGAATACATATTCCATCGATGTACCATTTGAGGCAAAGCCTGATAGTGGTTTTAATCTTATCATGAGCATATCCAACCTCAAACTTATTCCGGGTAATTATGAGGTATCAATATCGTCAAAACTTATAAGTGAATTCAAAAATAAAGAAATGAACGTGTCTTATTGGATTGCACTTGAAAAATCATCTACGTTCGGAGTATAGACATGTCTAAAGAAAACACAGAAGAACTTATGAAAGTTGCCAACCAAGTCTCACGGTCAACAGTTGCTGTAGTTGATGCAGTAACTCAACGTGGTGGCTTCAAAGGTGAGGAACTTTCAACTATCGGTCAGCTACGTGACCAAGCCATCCAGGTTATCTCTCTTGTTGAAACCATGCAACAGGAAGCAGCTATGGAGGATGAGGAATAAGATATTTACATTCTACTTAATTTGTGATATAATTTTATTTTTGTTATGGAGTACATGTAAATGTCTAATGAATTTCTCTGGGTTGAAAAATATCGCCCTCGTAAAATTGCCGATACTGTCCTACCCGACACGTTGAAGCAAACTTTTCAAAAAATTGTAGATGGCGGTGAGGTACCAAATATGCTCTTCACCGGCACTGCTGGACTCGGTAAGACCACAGTGGCTCGAGCAATATGCAATGAGCTTGATCTTGACTATATCGTAATCAATGGATCAGAAAACGGTAACATTGATACACTCCGTGGTAAGATCAAGCAATTTGCATCAACTGTCTCATTACAAGGTGGGATTAAGGTTGTTATCCTTGATGAGGCAGACTATCTGAACCCGCAGTCAACACAACCGGCTCTTCGTGCATTTATTGAAGAGTTTTCCAACAACTGCCGGTTCATCCTCACTTGTAACTTTAAAAACAGAATCATTGAGCCACTGCATTCTCGGTGTGGTGTATATGAATTTGGTTTCTCCTCAAAGGCTCAGGCAACAGCATGTGCTGGTCAGTTTATGAAACGTGCCGAAAATATCCTAGAGACAGAAAATGTTACATATGATAAAAGCACACTTGCTGATCTTATTATGAAACACATGCCTGACTGGAGGCGAGTATTAAATGAACTACAACGGTATGGCATTGCTACTGGCCACATTGATAGCAATATACTTAGCAATCTTGCAGACTCAAACTATGACGACCTCTTCTATCATTTAAAACAAAAAGATTTTAAAAAGATGCGTAAATGGGTTGCTGACAATATAGATACAGATGCAAGTGCAATTTTTAGGGCTATATATGATCGTATGTCCGATAAGATTGTACCACACTCTATTCCACAGATTGTGTTGATCCTTGCTGATTATCAATATAAAAACGCATTTGTAGCCGATCATGAGCTCAATGTAGTTGCCTGTCTTACGGAGGTTATGGCCAATGTCGAATTTAATTAGATTTTATACACAAAATGACTGTCCCTATTGTGTAATGATGAAAAGAAAACTAGACTCTTGGGGTATGAATTATGAAACCATAAACATCAGTTACAACTCTGATGGTAAACTCTTTTTAAAAGAAAATGGACATCGTACTGTGCCGCAACTATACTATGGTAACATTCACTTAAATAAAGTCGATACAGCTGAATTTTCAAAACAGATTATGTTTGCTGAAATGATGTTGGCATATGATGAGAATGATTCTGGAGTAGAAAACTTTGCGTAAAGCATGGTCCATTTGGTGCAAGACAATTGGTAGTAAAATAACAGATGATAATCGTGAAAATGACATCGCTGCAATCATTCGTACTATATGGGTTATTACTCACATGGTCGCTTGTTTTTTTATTATCGCTCATAATGGCATAAAAATTGGGTGGTTTTAATGTGGAATAAATGTAGTAATGAAATGCCTGAAATTGGCCAACGACTTTGGTATTACTTTAAGCCTGTTGGTAGATGGCGTGGTACTTTTGAAGGATACTATGTATCTGAAAAAGGTGTAACTTATAATGGTATGCATATTTTTGTTAATGATGAGCAAACTGGGTTTTTAACTGGTGATGTTACCCACTGGCATGATGATCAAGAGGAGGTTCCAGATGAACCCGTTTGAATATTTAAATGCAATTAATATGACAAAAAAAGATATCATGGTAGATGATATTGCCGAAAAATCATATAACTCTTTTATGGTAAACCGCGGATTATCCTATTTCAATGATACTGTTCTGATGGCCAATGAAATGAATGTCAACCATACAATTGACGGTCGCCTACAATTTGATTTTCTTATAAATATGGTTAGGAAGAAAAAACGGTTTTCAAAATGGATTAAACCTGAAACCGTAAGTGACGTGGAAGTTGTCAAAGAATATTATGGCTATAGTAATGAAAAAGCCAAACAAGCCTTGACCCTTCTTACATCAGAACAGATTAATGAATTAAAGAAGAAGGTTTACAAAGGTGGAAGAAAATAACATTGTTGAATGGACACCAAGCTCTATGCTTGAAGTCATACTCAATGAACCTGATGATTTTCTAAAGGTTCGTGAGACATTGACTCGCATTGGTGTTGCATCTCGTAAAGATAAAAAACTATATCAATCTTGCCATATCTTGCACAAACAGGGTAGATACTTTATTGTGCATTTTAAAGAGTTATTCTTACTAGACGGTAAAAAATCTAATCTAGAAGAAAATGATATTGCTCGTAGAAACACTATAGCTCAGCTCATGAGTGATTGGGGTCTAATAACAATTGATACCCCTAGAGTGGAACCACTAGCACCGATGAGACAGATAAAGATTATACCATTTAAAGAAAAGAATGAATGGGAATTGTGTCCAAAATATAATATCGGAAGTAAATAATGTATAGAGTGACAGGATATTTTAAAAACAAAAAAATTGTAGAAACATTCAATGACAAGTATGATGCTATAGAATTTAAAGACATCGTTGACGCAAATTATCCTGTCAAGGTGATTTTTGAAGAAGGAGTATATCCGATGAGAACATTAATATTAAATTCGTGGAATTCAGTCATGGATCATAATCTGAATCCACTAAGAAATATTCCAGACTTACAGACAAGACACATAGTCATGCAGTTCCTTGCATGGATGTGGTGTATTATCTTTTCTATGAGTCTTGGATCAATTACTGTATTTGGAGTGAGTGCCGTCGCCCATGCCTTACTCATTGCAGGTATCGTAGCAACTGTAGGTATTTTTGAAACAGCAAAGAGAAATCCAAAAGTTTTTAATCTGCGCTCTGGATACCACAGTGTAAGTCGCAGCCGCCAATATATGTGGATCAATGGTCAAAAAGTTGTTCTTGATGCAAATGATCCTGGTGGCGAACACGAATAATATGACTTTGTTCTGGGCAACAATAGCTTGTATTATATTTTTATTAATTGTAATAATATCACAAGTTATTATGCACGACAAGATTCATTAACATATATATAGTATTAGAGATGCCGAATAGTCGGGTCTCGTTTTAACCTTGCAAGTCATTGGAGGTACATATGACTGGAAACATCGTATA